TTTTATCTCCAGTTCCATGAGCATAGAAGTCACGGCTGTCACCAACTTTGTGCATCTTAGCATGGTCTGGGTGCATAACACCTTGTGATGCATACTCACGACCATTGATGAATGCTTCATCTAATTCTGATTCTTCTTTAACTGGTTTGCGCCAATCACGCATGCCATGGTGACGATCTAAATGACGCTCAAGAGTTTTCTTTTCGTCTGGAGTGGCTTTCTTATGGTAGTATGCTTTCTTAACAGTAGCAGCATCATACATTTTAGGATTGCCAGCAACCTCGCTTGGATCAACAGCTTCATCTAGTTCAACTTCTTCTTTCTGTAGATCCTTACCTGCCTTTACACGATTCTTCATCTTAGTCAGAAAATCTATAGACTTAACTTTACCTTCAGAATTCTTTAGGTTTTTCTTAGCAACCAATGCACGTAATGCAACAGATGATTTGTCATCGTTTGACATTGCTTCATCTAGTTCTACTTCTTCGTGCATCTCTGGACGATAGTGCTTCTTGAATTTCTTGAAGTCTTTCTTGATATGCTCATGATCATTTTCGTGACCAACTAAATGGCGACCATGGGCAGAGTCAAGATAGTGCTTAACTGTCTTGTCGTCACCATCAGTCAAAGACTTAACATGAGAATGCATTTTGTCATAAGCTGCATCTGAGTCATGCTCGGTCTTGTGTGCGCCATGATAGCCGAATCCTGGATTGCCAGTCTTAGCTGCTTCTGTTGTAAAAAATTTAAATGATTTCACTTTTTTTACCTTTAAGTTTTGTGTTCCGATATCTGACACAGGACTGCCAGCTGTTTCTATTTTATCTGTACCAGAAGGTTGAATAACACCTTCTGCAATATGTTTGTGTGCTACTTTAGTTTTTGGACCATCGTTTGCGCTATGGAAATGAACATCATCTCCCATGCGTTTGGCAGTCCAGTGACGACCAGTCTCATCTTTAAACTTATGTTCTTGGTTGTCTTTTAGTTTAGCGATAGGCTCATGGTGTTCTGGGTGTAGAGGAATAGAAAAATCTTTACCATGATGGACAGTCTTCATAGTTCCCCATGAATACTTTTGAGTCTTAACTGTTGCTGATTCTTCTAATTCAACTTCTTCTTTAACTGGCTTCTCAAGTCTATTATGCGCACGAGCATATCCAGTAACGCTACGGCTCGCTTTTTGTCCGCTACGCTTAGTAGGATCTTTAGAATGTTTTTGGCTATCTAAAGAAACTTTGTTTGCGTAGCTAAGTAAAGTATCTCTGCTAAGTTCATCGATCTGTTCAACTTCTTCGTTGCGTTGTTTAGCATAGTAAGCTGCAAGTGCCATCTCTTTACGTTTCTCTTTAGACTTACCAGCAAACTTTGGATTGTCAGAATGAACAAAGTCATGGATCCAATCACCAGCTGATGCATCTTTAGATAATACTTCTTGCAGTTGCATGTCAAGAATCATTTCTTTGAATTTTTTTAGTTGTTTCATTCTATCCATACCCTGTTCTTCTGTTTCTTCTCTACGAAGTGCTTTCTTAATATTAGCAGTTGTCTTGTCGATCTGTTTTCCAGTAGCCTTCATATGACCCAACCAACGATCAGCTGCTTTCTTATGTTTACCTTGCGCAGACAACTCGTCAGCAGATTTCTTTGCACCTTCCTTGTAGCGTGAAAGCAATTCACTTGACAACTCATCGATCTGTTCTGCCTCTTCTTTGTGGAACCATCCACCTGTTTTCTTTTTCTTCTGAGACATTCTGTCCAACATTCTTTTAGCAACATCACTGTTCACACCAGTTCCAGGTTTGTGTAAGTTGCTTTTAATTTTTGCAGTGTCAACTAACTTAGCATTTGCAGATAGCATTTCATCTACAGTTTCTTCTTTGAACTCAGAGCTAATAGCATTCTTAGATTTAGTATACAGCTTACTTCTCTTTAAATGCGCTGTGACTAAATCGTGTTCATTTTTTCCTAGTTTCTCGCCACTACGGTGGCGAGAAATAAGTCTAGAGATAAAACTATCACCTTCAACAAGTTCCTCTCCTGTTTCGATCTCTTCTTTAACACCCATGTGGTGACGAAGATCGTGATACAATGCATCCTTATGCTCTGGCTTCATTGACTTTGGAAGGTTAGCATGGAAGTCTTTCTTGTTGCCAGAAGAAGCATGTTCACGCATCTTTGTACCAGAAACACCTGCAGTTCCTTCAGAGTCTGGATCACGTTCACCAGAAGAATGTAGAGTGATAGATTTAAACTTGTATGAACCATGAGCATGTTCTTTACCATCATTGTACTTATGCAACAAATCGTGCATAGCCTGATGACGATCTGAGCCAGCAACTACATGCAAGTGTTGTACACCTGCTTTGTGTAGGTCTGCTGCATGGTGAAGGATAGTTGGCTTTTCTTTGGAAGCACCACGAACATTAGTTCCAGGGAATGCATTCTTTGCGTGAGCAACTTTCTTATCAACTGGGAGTGGGTTTTTCTTTTTGTCTTCGCTATGAGAAAGAACTAAGTGATGTTCAGCACCATGCTCTTTAGCAACTGAGTGCATCTTTTTAACAACTTCTTCATGTCCAGCTGTTGGTGGATTCATACGACCGAAAGCCATGACTGCATGTTTCTCGGAATTAGTTTTCTTCTCAGATCCATGACCACCAGCGTCTTTGGATTCTTTTATGAATTGAGAGTACGTAATCATTTCTTCCACGCTTTTACTTTTAATAGGTTTGCTTTACTGAACTCTTTACGATTAACAAGTTTAGTAGGTTCTGTTTTACCATTGTGTGTATGGTTAATAACATAACCTTCTGGATCAGTCTTGTTGTTATCGATATGATGTTCCAAACCACCAGTGTGCTGGTTTAGATTCTTAACAAGAGTGTCTTTGGCTTTTTGTAGATGCTGGTGCATCTTGAACATATTATCGTAATGTTCTTTGTGCTTATCGATATGAGCATCATGCTCTGCTGCTTCAGCACGTTTACCTGCCTGTCCTTTTTCTGACTTCAACTTAGACGCAGCTTTTTCGAAGTGACCCTGCATGTGTTTCTTGAAACCTTCTGCGCTTGGTGTCTCATCATTGCGTACAGTTGAGTTGATGTAAGTAGTCATGTGACCACTATCACCTTTGTGAGAGTCGTGCATTGCACCATACATCTTGCTACCATGAGTATCGTGGATCTTCTTGGCAGCATCCATATGTGATTGGAATTCTTTCTGATCTTTCTCAGAATACTTTACCTTGCTTGTGTCATGCTCTGCAGACTTTAGGTGAACATCCTTATGTTGCTGGAAGTTCTTCATGTCTGGATGTGGAGTTGCAGACATATTGTGCAACTCTTTATCTTTACCATGCTCATACTTCTGGTGAACAACTACACCAACTTTAGAGTCTGCTGCTTTCTTGGCTTCATCTCCATGAGCAGTATATGTGATAGTGTTTGGAGTGAATTTAGCAGATCCTGTTTTCTTATCGTGTTGTACGTCACCTTTTGAACCACCAGAGTGCATCAAGTCACCCTGATATACTCCACTCTTTGGAGCAACTTTTGGTAGGTGGTGGAGTGCTGCTTTTAGTTTTTCTGCAAGACCTGGAGCATGTCCATGGTTCTTATCAATGTCTGCTTCAGTGTGATTGATCTTTGGATTTTTATTAAATGCAGACTTAGAAGCAACGAAGAATTTACCAGATGTTGGGTGGTGACCGAACACAACAGAAGGAGAACCATCATACTTCATAGTAAGATTGGTATTGTGGTGTCCTGCTTTAGTGTGCTCGTGGGCATGCATCAATGCACCATGAGTGTGTTCAAATCCTTCGTGTCCATGCATCAATGGACGATCTTCTGCATGGTGGATGTGCTTTAGTTGTTGTGGATCGTCATGTGCGTTGGAGCCATGCCCCAATGCATCTTTTTCTTCTTTTATGTATGAAATGAAAGATAACATTAGCAGTTCCACTTTCTTAGAGCGAGTGCCTTACGAGTTGGCTCACCATTTGGTTTCTTCATTGGACCTTCCATACCACCCATACGTGCACAGAAAGACTTACGACGATTAGCAGCTTTGCTACCTTTCTTTAACTTAGAAGGTGGAGTAGTTACTGGTGCTTTTAAGTTAGCGCCTTTAGCATTATATGCATCACGACCTTTTTGTGTAAGACCACCAGTAGAACTCTTGTGTCCTTTGGCATCAACTGCATATTCTAATAGTTCTTCGTCGCTTAGTTGTTCAAACTGTTCCCAAAGAACTTCTGGATCAATATTATTAATCAATCCTAGTTCATTAACAACTGATTCAATAAGATCAAACTGTGCTTCAACTTCTTCTTTTTTCAATTTGTCTTGAATCTTTTTATAGCGGTAGAAGTTAGCATCTTTATCTGCATCAGTTTTACCAAACTTCCCAGCATCCATCTTTCGATCAATCTCACGCTTGGCATATCCTGGAACAACCTTGCGTAGAGTCTGCTGTAAGCCTTCTTCAATCTCTACATGTTCATTCTGAGATGCTTTGAATGCTGCAGCAGTTGGAGCACCTTTGCTTCCTGGCTTGCGCATGCGTTCACCAGAACCATTTTTGATTCGTTTTTGTTTAGCGTGAATGTTATCCCATAGACCACGCTCACCTTCTTCTAGATTTGTTTCTTCTTTAACACAAGATCCAGGTGCACATGGTTTAGTTCCAGGCTTACGCTTGTAATTTTTCCAACAATCGCACGATTCTTTTAGATATTTTGAGAACGATAACATTTTACCCTACCTTTTTAGTGGATGCCTTTAAGAACCAAGCATGTTTTTGATGAATGTCGATTCTATCAGCAATGAAGTTTGCTATACCTTGTT